GTTTAGAGATGCCGTACTAAGAGGCGAAATCCCCGTTTGTAGAGAAATCTCAATGGAGATGAACCGAATAGATGCTCTTATCGCCAACCCGGGTGTTTACTATGACGATGAGGCGATCGATGGTTTTATTCGATTTTGTGAAGCGGAGTTGACACTAACTGATGGCGGCGATTTAGTTCTACTAGATAGCTTTAAGCTCTGGGCCGAACAAGCATTTAGCTGGTTTTATTTTGTAGAGAGAAGCGTCTATGTTCCCAATGAGGACGGACACGGCGGACATTATGTCCGCAAGAACATTAAGAAGCGGCTAACTAACAAACAGTTTCTCATTGTCGGTCGAGGCGCCGCAAAGACTATGTACGCTTCAATAATACAAAACTATTTTCTCAATGTTGACACAGAAACCACGCATCAGATTACTACTGCACCAACTATGAAGCAAGCAGAAGAAGTTCTTTCTCCTATGAGAACATCGATCATAAGAGCGAGAGGGCCACTTTTCAAGTTCTTAACTGAGGGGTCTATCCAGAATACTACAGGCTCTAGGGCAACTAGGGCGAAATTGGCTTCTACAAAGAAGGGTATTGAAAACTTTATGACCGGTTCTCTTTGTGAGATTCGACCCATGACGATAAACAAACTTCAATCTCTTCGAAACAAGGTTGCGACTGTTGACGAATGGCTTTCTGGTGATATTCGAGAAGACGTTATCGGTGCAATCGAGCAAGGCGCATCAAAGCTCGATGATTATTTTATTCTTGCTATAAGCTCTGAAGGTACTGTCCGTAACGGTGCTGGCGATACCATAAAGATGGAGCTTATGGATATTCTTAAGGGCGATTACTACAATCCTCATGTATCTATATGGCACTATCGTCTTGATTCTGTTGACGAGGTTCCCTATCCAGAGCTGTGGGTTAAGGCAAATCCGAACATCGGGAAGACCGTCTCTTATGAAGCATATCAGCTCGATGTCGAGAGAGCAGAGAACGTCCCATCAGCTCGAAATGATATTCTAGCTAAGAGATTTGGTATCCCAATGGAAGGCTACACTTACTTCTTCACCTATGAAGAAACTCTGCCGCATCGTCAAAGAGATTTCTGGCAGCTTCCTTGTGCACTTGGCGCCGACCTTTCTCAAGGCGACGACTTCTGTGCGTTTACTTTCTTATTCCCGCTTAGTCGTGGCGGGTTCGGCGTAAAGACTCGTAACTATATTACTGAACTTACTCTGAACAAGCTTCCGTCTGCTATGCGTCAAAAGTATGATGATTTTATGAGAGAAGGAAGTCTTATGGTTCTTCCTGGAGCTGTTCTTGATATGATGGAGGTATATGATGATCTCGATATGCATATTCAGGAACGGGGGTACGACGTTAGAACTCTTGGATACGATCCGTATAATGCTAGAGAATTTGTAGAGAGATGGGTTACGGAGAACGGAGAGTTTGCCGTTGAAAAAGTTATTCAAGGAGCTAAAACAGAATCAGTTCCGCTTGGTGAATTGAAGAAGTTGGCTGGCGAAAGACTTCTTATTTTTGATGAAGCTATGATGACTTTTGCTATGGGCAATTGCATTACCCTTGAAGATACTAACGGTAATAGGAAACTCTTAAAGAAGCGCCAGGAGCAAAAGATTGACGCTGTTGCTGCTATGATGGATGCGTATATTGCGTATAAAAGAAATCGAGACGCTTTTGAGTAGTCTAGAAAGGAGGGCTCATGTGGACATATCAATATGTTGATAGAAAAGACATTCTTCACTATGGTGTTCCCGGTATGAAACGGGGCGTTAGGCGAGGGATCGCTGCTTCTGCAAGAACTGGCGCCCGATATGGTCAAATGGCCGATGCGGATAAACTATCTGATAAAAGAGCTCGAAGAGCCTCCATGGGTAAGTCGACTTCTCGAATTGATAAAAAGATAAAATCGGCGAGAAATAACGAGAAGATGTTTCGTTACGCTGCTAAACAATCGGTAAAAGGTCTTTCTAAGGCCGACGTCGCAAAGGGAAAGAAGCAAGTCAATAGTATAATGGAAGGTTTTGTTGGCGGGCTTGGTGCAGCTGGTGATATTTCTCGATCTAATCGAAGATTGAAAAAAGCAGGCTTGTATCCTAAGAATTAATGATAAAGCCAACCACATACTTAAGAAAGGAGGGATCGATTTGTAATGGGTTTACTAGATAGATTTAAAAGTGCCTGGAACGCATTTAGTAACCGAGAGCCTACGATCTCATATAGAGAAGTCGGTCCCGGCTATTCTTATCGTCCAGACAGAACCAGGTATTCTCGAGGACATGAGAAGACCCTAATTAATTCGATAATCAATCGAATAGCAATGGATGCGGCAGCTATTAATATTCATCATATTCGCCTCGACAAGAATGAACGGTTTAAAGAGATTATTAAGTCGGGTTTGAATACCTGCTTGACTCTTGAAGCGAATATTGATCAAACAGGGCGAGCTTTTAGGCACGACATGATCATGTCGATGCTTGATGAAGGTTGCGTAGCCGTTGTGCCCGTCGATACTACAGTGAGCCCTACTAAGAGTGACTCGTATACTATTGATAGCATGCGGGTCGGGAAGATATTGGAGTGGTTCCCATCATATGTTCGTATACAAGTTTACAATGATCGTAAAGGATATAGGGAAGACATAATGCTCCCAAAACATGCCGTAGCGATTGTTGAAAACCCACTATACGCCGTGATGAATGAGCCAAACTCTACTCTTCAACGCTTAGTTAGGAAATTGAGTTTACTTGATGTTGTAGACGAACAATCTAGTTCAGGCAAACTTGACCTTATAATTCAGTTACCCTACGTTGTTAAGACCGTTGCAAGAAAACAACAGGCTGAAGAACGTCGAAAGGACATCGAACAGCAACTAACCGGATCAAAGTATGGGGTGGCCTATACGGATGGGACGGAGAGAATCACTCAGTTGAATCGTCCAGTTGAAAACAACTTGATGAAGCAAGTCGAGTATTTAACAAATCTGTTGTATAGCCAATTGAGCATTACTCAAAGTATCATGGATGGTACAGCCGATGAGAAGACGATGCTCAATTATTACAATAGAACAATTGAGCCTATTTTGTCTGCTTCAGTAGACGAGATGGCACGAAAGTTTCTCACGAAGACGGCAAGAACCCAGGGGCAAACGATTGCCTTCTTCAGAGATCCGTTTAAACTTGTTCCGGTTAATGATCTGTCTGAAATTGCAGATAAGTTTACTCGTAACGAGATAATGACGTCTAATGAGTTTAGGCAGGTTATTGGAATGAAGCCGTCAGAAGATCCTAATGCTGATGTTCTTCGTAATAAGAATCTACGTGCTCCGTCAGAAATGCCGGTAGACCAACCCCTTCAGGAAGAGGCTCCCATCGAGGAAGACCCACAACCGTTAGGTGAGCAGCCTGTATCAACATTAATGTAAAAGGAGACTTTAAAATGAGAAACGAAGTTTACGCCAGTTACCAAGAAAAATTTCTTAAAAATACAATTGTATACGCGTCGTTAGATACTAATTTGTTGTATTTTTCAGAAGACATGACTCCGAAAGATTTAGTGTCTAAAAAGGAACTTAAGAACCTATTCGAAAAAGGCTTGTTGATTGACGATGGTCGAAATCTTTATAGACCGATCAAACTATCAAAAAATCCAGCGACAAACGAATACAACGTTGTTGTTTATGACGAAACCCAACTTTCTCCTTTTGCTTACGTCTTTTCGTCCGAAGATGCCGAAGTATTTCCATTGTCTCCAACTTATAATGCAGTTACAAGAGTTATAACTATACCAGATCAAGACGGAGTATTGTACTTTAAGGGTGCTTCAGAGACCGCTCTGGTTCCCGGCGCCCAGACAGCATTAGCAATTGGGGTCGAAAGTGTTACTATTACGGCTAAACCGGATGAAGGTTATATATTTGACCCAGAATCCGTATTGGTGTGGGAAATTGACGCAAGAATAGAAGCAACACCTGCTGCGGCTACTTTTGACGATACTACCGGGATTATAACAATTCCTTCAACGACCGGATGCATTTACAAAATAGACAACGTAGCTGTGCTACCTGGTCCACAGGACCCAATAGCTAAGGACACGAATGTTGTTGTCACTGTTGTAGCGGATCAGGGTTATAAACTTGCTGAAGGTTCCACAGTAGAATGGACGTTCGCCTGGTCAGACTAATAAGAAAGGAGGCTTAAGATGCTAGAGAGGTACGACTTTAGCGGATGGGCAACTCGGAATAATCTGAAGTGCACCGACGGTCGTGTTATCATGAATAATGCATTCAAGCATAATGATGGCCGTAAAGTTCCGCTAGTATGGAACCACCAACATGACGACCCACACAATGTGTTGGGCCATGCGGTTCTTGAAAACCGTGAAGAAGGCATGTACGCATATGGCGTATTTAACGACACTGATTCTGCCCAGGCTGCAAAGCTACTCGTTCAACATGGCGATGTAACTTCTTTGTCTATTTGGGCAAACCGGCTTCAGGAGAAGCAAAAACAAGTATTCCATGGTGATATTCGAGAAGTAAGCCTGGTTCTTGCCGGAGCAAATCCTGGTGCAAAAATTGAATCCATCATGAAACACGAAGACGGTTCGGATGAGGAAGCGATCATCTTTAATGATATGGAGGACTTAGTTCTGTCGCATGCCGATAAACCCGAGCCCGAAGAGCCCCCCAAAGAGCTTCCCAAAGAGCCGGAGCCCGAAAAGAAAAAGGAGGAAGAACCAGTAGTCGATAAAGACAAGACTGTTCAGGAAGTGTTTGATACGCTGACTGAAGAGCAGAAAACCGTAGTGTATGCCATGATTGCTGCCG